TATAAACCAATACTAGACATAATAGATAAACACTTCACGCAGTTCTTAGATGCACTTGGGCCAAAGTGTGGTATTAATATTAATTGGGAAGAGCCTTGGATTAACACATATGGAAGGAATGGGTTTCAAGATTCACATGACCATCAAGGTGATAGGTATTCTGACTTCTCATATTGTTATGTACATGAAGCTGGTGAATCACATATTGTGTTCAAAAATAGGTTTGCAACCAACAGTGATATGTGTTTAAAGGAATTGCTTCATGCATATGATGTCCAAGACTATGTACCAACACTAGTAAAAAAGGGAACATTATATATTTTCCCATCTACTGCATATCATTCAGTATCACCCAACAAAAGTGATGAAACTAGAATTACAATATCGGGTAACATAAAAATACATAAGGAATTTAATGAGTAGTAAAGAAAGAATAGACGATTTTATCCAAGATTATCGTAGGTCAGAAAAGAAAAAGTTTTGGTCAGGGGTAACTTCAGGATTACTAGCACTTGCATTAATAGGAATATGTTTATACATATTTTTCTTTGCATGGCCAACTATTGAATAATGTATTCTTGGAAAACAGTATTAGTAACCATTGGGTTACTCTTTACACTTAAGATTTGGAATCCATATTTCATAGAAAACATATCTTGGAGTTGGTTCGATTACTTACATAGCACACATAGTGTTCAAGAGTACGATTCCGAATCAGGACTTCCCGAAATAGTTTTAGTTGATATTGACGAAAAGTCAGTAGAACAACACGGTCAATTACCATTCCCACGCAAAATATACGCAGATAAACTATTAGAATCACACTGGTCTAACACTTATGTGTTCACGCAAGTGTTCTCAGAGACCGATAGATTCGGTGGAGACGAGGAATTTGCGACTGCTTTGGTCAATAGATTGTCTATTTTATCCTCAGCACCCACGATTCAGACCGAAAAAGGGTCAAGTCCCTTTGTCGGAACTAGTACTTTGGGGTCAGGAGACGCTAAAAACGCAGTATGGGGGACGCCAGGGGTTCTCAGTCCCATTCCTATACTAGAGGGAAATACCTATGGTGTAGGGGTTACAACTGCAACTCCTAGTCAATCAGGAACCCCAAATTTTGACGGAACTATACGTTCTGCACCGTTACTCATGCAAGCAAACGGACAAATATATCCCTCACTTGCAATTGAAGTGTTACGTGCTTTTAATGACGAAAAATCTTACCAAATGAAAGTTACTGAAGAGGTTGGAGTAGAATGGGTCAGAGTTGGAAGACAACAACCCATATCCACAACACCTCAAGGTGATTTAATGATAAGTTATTGGAATAAGTTTAAACGTTATTCCTTCACTGATGAATTACCTGAAAACTCTATTCTTGTGTTTGGGGTAACTGCTGAAGGATGGAACAATCCAGTTTCAACCCCAATGGGTACAATGTATCCTCACGAAGTTCAAGCGAATCTGATACAGACCGCCTTGACAGGAACTCAAATAAAGCAATCCTACTTTCTTGAATTTGTAGAATCTGCTCTTCTTCTGATAGTTCTCTTAACAGTGTTGGTAATGGTTTATAAGCTTCCCACAGCTCTTTCGGGGTCATTCTCTCTAGGACTCGTAGTACTTCAGGTGGGTGGGAGTTTCTATATTTGGTCTTCAAGTCTCGTTCTCTTCGATACCTTCTTTTCATCTATGGCCTCCTTGATTGTTTTCGGTCATGCATCTTTTAACAAATACTACGTTACCTTCAAAGAAAAGCAACAAATAAAGAAGCAGTTCCAAAAATATTTATCCCCTGACATGATTGAAGAACTCCAAAAACACCCTGAATTATTGAAATTAGGTGGAGATAGAAGGGAACTTTCATACCTTTTTGCAGATATAGTTGGGTTCACCCCTATAAGCGAAGCTTATATGAAGAATGACGACCCCGAAGGTCTAGTGTTATTAATCAATAGATTCCTAGACGGTATGTCAAAAATAGTACTCAAAAATGGTGGAACTATTGACAAGTATATGGGCGACTGTTTGATGGCATGGTGGGGAGCTCCTTTAGATTGTCCTGACCACGCACAAAGAGCTTTAGATTCTGCAATAGAAATAGAATTGTTAACAGAAAAAATGAATCGGGAAATTAAAGACGAAGGATTAGATTTACCACCAGTAGTCATAGGAACAGGAATTAACACTGGCCCTTGTATTGTCGGAAACATGGGAAGTGAAGCACGATTCGATTATTCAGTTGTTGGAGATGCAGTTAACCTTGCAGCTAGATTAGAAGTCCAAACAAGAGATTATGACACTCCAATCATATTTTCAGAGTTCACAAAGAAACAGGTTGATTGTGAATGGCAGTATCTTGACGAGATAAATGTTAAAGGAAAATCAATCCCAGTTAAGATATATGCACCTTTAATTGATAAAGAATTAAGAAAATTAAAGAAAACACCTTGAAATATTTGAAAAAAACCTTATAATAGGCCTATAAGTTGTATAAATACTATTTGCGATTCATAATAATGGAGAGCAAGGGTAGATAAGAAGTACTAGTATTAAGTTACCGTACAGAAAAGAAACCCACAACGGGATAGATTCCTTTCCATGTTTGAGTTAGGACAGTCCCACTTTAGTATGAACTGTTTGTCTCTTAAAAAGAGACTCGGAAAAGAATCGAGGAATCGCAAGAAACTAAGAAACTTTACTGTACAGACTCGGAGTCAAACAGATTCATACGCCTAGTTGCTCATAAGAGGACTAGAATATTAACTTGCTTAAATAAGGAGAAAATTATGACTCATTTCAATGATGTCTTCGGAAAATTCACAACGGACTTTCCATTCGCAATCGGGTTCGACAGAACTCTTCAACTATTAGAACGTGCAGACACGCACTCTAATGTAAACTATCCACCTTACAATATTGTAAAACATGATGCAGAAAACTTTTCTGTTGAACTTGCAGTAGCTGGATTTACCAAGAAAGATATTTCAATCTCAAAAGAGAAAGAAGTTCTTGCAATCGAAGGTAAACAAGAGGACGGAGACGAACTTGAGTATGTCCATAAAGGACTTGCATCACGTTCATTCAAAAGAACATTCACACTTGCAGACGATATAGTCGTTAAAGGTGCAGATTTAAAGAATGGTATTTTGAGTGTCTCTTTGGAAAGGATTGTACCTGAAGAAGACAAACCTCAAGAAATAAAAATTTCTTAAAAAACCCCTTACAGATACACCTGTTATGTTGTATAATAGGTGTATCTTTTTATATTATGGAGTAAGATATGTCAAGTGATAATAACGCAATTATGGGACTGCCTATTGAAGTAGGTCAAGAAGTTCCTAATGTTGATTTTCCAGTTCGTGTAGACGGAGAGTGGAGTAATATCAACACTACAGAAGAATTTGCAGGTAAAAGAGTAATCATATTTGGATTGCCTGGTGCATTTACACCAACTTGCAGTACACAACAAGTGCCTGGTTTTCAGGAAAACTTTAAAAAATTCCAATCATTACAGATTGACGGAATTTACTGTATTTCAGTGAATGACACTTTTGTTATGAATGAGTGGAGAGACTCTTTAGGAGTAACAGATATAACTTTCCTTCCTGATGGAAATGGAGAGTTCACTCATAAGTTTGGTGCAGAAGTCAAAAAATCAAATCTAGGATTTGGTATGAGGTCTTGGAGATATGCAGCTGTTTTAGATAACGGTAGAGTCGAAAAGATGTTTATCGAAGAAGGTTTTGCTGATGATATTCAAACTGACCCATTCGAAATTTCTAACGCAGAAACTGTAATGGAATATCTTGGAAGAAGTGGGGGTATGTCCACTGCAGACGCTGAAGCATTAGGTTCCTAATGTCCCTGAAACAAATTCTATCCGACAATGTTAATTCAGAAGGGTTACCTATATTAGACGGTAACCTTTTTGATGCAACTACCAAAGAATATGGTAAGGAAGAATTTCGTTTAGCACTCGCAGATTTCATTGCAGAAAACAGACCACCATTTCCTTTCAAGAAAATTTCATATGAAAGAATGCGTGAAATGTTTCTTGCACTGAAAGATTATGATACTAGTAACTGTATCACACCTACCGATAACCTAGAACAAGAAGTCATGGAAAAGTATGACGATTATACTTTTGATTTTGAACAATGGGGTATGGGTTTAATAGATTGTGCATCTACTCATAGTGATGCATCAAACTTCTTTCACCAAGAGTTAAGACTTGCGTGTGGAAGTTATGGTTTCCAACCACCAGTAAAAGTTTGGGAAGAAGGAACCTCTAAAGAAATTTGGAGATGTTTAGGGCCTATTTGGAGAGGAATCAATGGTGTACAAAAAGTACAGGTTGAAGGACAGGAAGAACTCATGGGTGGAAAGTTGGATGAAAAATCTTACATTTCTGCATTCAGATTGGGAACATACATTGCAACGCAGTTCAAACCACTTGTTGCAAAATCTATCTATGACAACACTAGGAGTGAAACAGTACTTGATACTTCTTGTGGTTGGGGTGATAGACTATGTGGTTTTTATGCAGGGAATTACACAAAACGTTATATAGGAACAGACCCAAACCCTACGACATTTGAGATATACAAAAGACAATGTATATACTACGAAAGGATTCTTACAGGTAAAGAACCTGAATTAGTTGAACAAGAAAATTACTTCGCTTGTATTGGTTCAAAGGAAGTTGAGATTTATAGATGTGGTGCAGAAGATTTAAATTATAATAACCTTCCACCAATCGATTGTGCATTCACTTCACCACCATATTTTTCAACAGAGAGATATAATGAGGGTGGAGAACATGAAGAAGACCAATCATGGTCAAAGTTTAATGAGTATAATGCGTGGAGAGACGAGTTCTATTTACCAGTTGCACAAGCGTCTTTTGATGTACTTGCAAATAGTGGAGTGTTATACATTAACATTCTTGACCCAAAAATTAATGGTGTCAGATACAGGTCAGGAGACGAAGTAATCAGACATATTGGAGAAGAATTTTTTGACGGTCAGATTGGAATGAGAATCATGCAGAGACCTCAAGGTAAATCTGTATTCAAAGATGAAGACGGAAATTTTGACAAAGAAGCAATGGACGAGTTCATGAAGAAATACTATATTGAAAATATTTGGTGTTTCTCAAAAGGTGTTGCTCGTGATTTCTTTAAAGATGCAAGAGTGAGTACACTAGATGAGTTTTTTGGATGAGTTGAACCCTTTCGAAGCTATTCCCTGCATCGATATAGAGGCATTAAAAACAGTAGACCCTTCATTATTCTTTAATGATATGTGTCTCTATCTTAAAGAACCTTCCAGTAAAAAGTTTATAGACTTCTATCAAGAGACAAGGTGTATGAGATATGGACATCAAGGATTACTTCCTTCAGAATATGTTCACGAATATCATAAGATTAAAAATGAATGGCAAAGGAAAGTTGCGACAGTAAGTGTTGGAGAAGACTTGGTCGTCATAGTATTGAAACACGTTCAAATGTTCCAACACATTTACAAACGACTTGAAGGATTACCAATTAGTGCGAGTGGTTCATTACTAAATGAAGAATTAGTATTTGATGCATTGAGAGAAAATGTATGTAAAAAATTCTTGGGTAATGAAGAAGAATCATTGTGGTTAGAAAAGAAAGGATTAGAATTAGATACTGAATTTGAAACTTATAACTATTATTCTCATGTTGATACTAACATGGCCAAAATGAAGAATAGGTGGAGAACCAAAAAGGGTGTTAATAGATTACTTAAGGATACAAATCTTACATATAGAAAACTAGACCAACCCGATATTGCAGTAGAACAAATAAACAATGCATTCTTAAAATGGAAGAGGGACGTTGAAAAAACTAAGTGGTTATCTAAAGGAATGGCAGATGCAATTACCAAATATGAATATTGGAATGACCCTTCAGTTGAATACTATTTGTTTGAATATAGAGATGTACCTGTAGGATTGATTGTGTACCTTTTAGTAAATGAGAAAATTGGGTATCAACTAGTAAACAAGTCTATTGACCATATGGTATATGAAAAAGAAGTTGATGTACCTGAAGAGGTTAGAAAAAGAATTGGTGCGTATATGCACTATGTAACAATGAAAGATTTACAGGAACGAGAAGTCGTTGATACATTTGCAGGTGGAGCTATGGGGACTAGAAAAGCGTCTTTAGGAATCCACAAAGCAATTATGAACGATAGTTCATTTGGAGTTAGGATTTATGAGTGAAATAATATATAAAGAAATAGTAAATGGTGTTGAGATTGCAGTTAGAGAAACTCAACAGTGTATAATTTTAGAGTTCAACGGTGAGTTAAATCAAACTTCAATTAAGAAGAAGTATCCTCATGACCTACAAAAGACTTACGCTAAAGAAATGGTTCAAGTTCTTAGGTATCCTCATATGTCCCTTCCTATGACACCTACAATCACGCAACGTGCATTAGTTTTAGGAACTGGTGGTGGAGTTATCCCGTCTTACTTACATAGAAATACACAAATGAATATCACTAGTGTTGATATATTTGACCTTAGACATATAGGTGAAACTTATTTCCATATGCCGAATGACGATAGGATTACTTGTGTTACTGGTGATGCATTCGAGTTCGTAGAAACCTGCACTACGCAGTACGATTACATTTTTGTTGATATATTTGGGCCAAGTGGAACACCTGAACAGTTCAAGTCAACAGAATTTTATGATAACCTAAATAAGATTAACAAGGGTTGGATTGCCTTCAATGCATTTGTAACCCAAAGAAATTATGAACATTACATTAAAGGATTAAAACATTCATTCAGTAATGTATATGAACAATATAAGAGATTAGGACGATACAGTAAAAATCATATCGCATTTTGCCATGACGGATAGACAATTATTTAACGAAGGAACATACAGAGTTGTAGAAAATCCTGATGATAAAACTGCAGGTATAGAATTGCAGGGTGGTGAATGGGACGGTTTAGTGTATCAGTATGGTAAAGTACAAATGGAAGAGGGAACACCTCATCTTAATTTTCAAAGAACAATAAGAAGAGTTCCTCATGGAGTAGAACCTAGTGAAGAATACCTAAAAGGACTACTAAATAATGAGGAATTAAACAAACTGATGGGTGATATATTGGTTGAACTCATCGAACACCAAGCGGAGAGAGAAAAGAATGAACAAAGAGATTCTAAAAGAACAGATAAAGAGACATGAAGGAGAAGTCCTTGAAGTATACGCAGATTCACTAGGATATTTGACACTAGGTGTTGGGCATCTTATTCAAGAAGGCGATGCAGAACATGGGCAACCAGCAGGAACACCAGTAAGTCAAGAAACAGTAGATGAATACTACGAAATAGATTTTGATAAACACGTTGATGAAACAATCCATGTATTTCAAGGAAAAGGTGGAGAAGATTTTTACAGTCTACCTGAAGACATTCAACACGTTTTAGTTAACATGACTTTCAATCTTGGTGGAACTAGGTTTGCAAAATTCAACAATATGTGGGCTGCAGTTGTAGAAGAAGATTGGAAACGAGTCGCAGTTGAAATGGAAGATTCTAGATGGTTCGGTCAGGTTGGTCGAAGGTCTAAAGAATTGCAGGAACTAGTTTTGGGTTGTGTTTAGTACTACAGACATAAAGGCAGTAAAACTTTTAGGGGGAGAGGTAATCATAGGTTATGTTACCGAATCCATTTTTAGTAATACCATTTTAATTCAAGATGCACAATTATGTGTGCAACAAGTAGTAGAAGATAGAATGGAGATTAATCTTGCGCCATGGTTACCGTACGCAAGAGAATATAACTTTGTAATACCAAAAAAACAAATAGTAACCATTTTCAAGGTTAGACCAAATCTTGAAACCAATTACAAAGTCGCAACAGGAAATTAATATGGCAGATTTATTAAGAGCATTAGAAAAGAAATACGAAGGTGATATTGCAGTTCACACTGCAAACATTCAAGTTTATAACGAGAGTCCAGCAGGTATTGGAGAACACCCCGAAATTGTCCAAGCACTAGATTTGGAAGTTGCAAAACTAGCAGATGCACAAGACAAACTATCTGCAGTAAAAAAACTACTACACCCAACAGTAAAACATCTTGCAGAATAACTAGTTCTATAGTATAATTATATTATGGACTTTTATACAAATGTATGTCGTACTCGTGATAAAATACTCGTAAAAGGGTATCAGGGAAATAAACAACATTTAATGAAGGTCGCATATAGACCTAATCATTATGTGTTATCCAAAAAGGGTGATACTGCATTCCGTTCTCTTGACGGAAGACCTCTAGAAGCAGTCAATCTTGACACTATGGGTGGTGCAAGAAAATTCCGTGAACAATACAACCAAGTCGATGGATTTGAAATTCATGGATACGACAAGTATATCTACACCTATATCGCAGAAAAGTTTCAAGGTGATATTGAATGGGACTACAACAGAATCAAAATCGCAACACTTGATATTGAGTGTGAGTCAGAAAACGGATTCCCCGAACCAACTCTCGCAGAAGAGAAAGTCAACGCAATCACAATCAAACCATTTAGACATAACGCACATACCTTTGGTATTGGGCCTTGGAATGAGTGTCCTGCAGATGTTATCTATCATGAATGTAAAAATGAAGCATTCTTACTTGAAGCATTTATTAAGTATTGGAGAAAAGAAAGTTTTGACGTAGTTACAGGTTGGAATGTTGATGCATTTGACATGACCTATCTTTGTAATCGTGTTGATAAACTATTCGGAGAAGGTTCACACAAAAAGTTTTCGCCTTGGAATATGTCAGACGTAAGAGATTACGTTAACAACTATGGTAACAAAGTTGTAGTGTTCAATCTATATGGTGTTAATGTAATTGATTACATGGCACTATACAAACAAAGAACATTTGTTAATCAAGAATCTTATTCTCTTGACCACATTTCACATATTGAATTAGATAAACAAAAGATTGACTATTCTGAATATGGAAATTTACATACACTTTACAAGAATAATTATTCTTTATATCTTGAATACAATGTCAAGGACGTTACACTTGTTGAAGACCTAGAAGATAAACTTGGTCTATTGGAATTGACCTTGACTATGGCTTACAATGCGAAGTGTAATTATTCAGATACTTTTGGAATGGTAAAATACTGGGAAACCATTATCTACAACTTCCTCAAAGAACAGAACATTCAAACACCACCACAAAAACTTGAGAAGACAAAACATCATTCTATTGTTGGTGCGTACGTTAAAGAACCTATTGTTGGAAAACATGATTGGGTTGTATCATTTGACTTGAACTCATTGTATCCACATATTATTATGCAGTATAATGTCTCACCCGAAAAAATGATTAAGGGTGATATTATGACTTTGAGTATCGATAAGTTACTGGATAGAGAACACGACTTATCAGAACTCAAAGAAAATAATCAAACTGTTACACCTAACGGAGTAAAGTTCTCAAGAGATAGACAAGGATTCCTTCCTGAACTTATGGAAAAGTTTTACGATGAACGTAAAGAATGGAAGGGTAAAATGATTCAATATCAGATTGAGAATGAGAAGTGTAAAGACCCTAAACGTAAACAAGAGTTATCCAAGTTAATTAAACGTGCATACAACAATCAACAGGTT